CCACCTGATCCACCGCCACCACCTGATCCACCGCCACCACCTGATGCTATATTAAGTTGTGCTGCTGTAATAGCAGAAATAATTTGTACGTTATCTACTGTTGCTGCGCTTACTAAAATTTCATCAGGGTCTGCATTGATTTGATATAATGCGCCAAATTGGCTTCCAGAGTTTGCAGGCACAATTACAATACTGCTCACGTTGGGAACCAAGGTTGTATGTAAATATGCGCTCAATTCACTGAAATAGAATGTTTCCCCAAAATCCCAATTGTTAATGTCGAAGTATGTGTTAATGGCCGAGATAACTTGGCTCTTAACTTCGTTGTCGCTGATACTGACATTTGGATTTTTAATTACTTTGAATGTGGCCCTTAATGCAGCATCAGCCTTGTTACCAAACAACGGTTTAAACACTGCCGGATTGTAAATTATACTGTCACTGATAGTCTTGTATTGTTCAATTGAACCAAATTCTGTTTTCAATTCATCTATCAAAGGAGCAACTGGTTCTTGGATTCGACCACTGGTATCCGTGATATAAGAAAAATAGTCAGTTGAATAGGTTTTAGTTAAGATATAAAAATCAATTAAGTTGTTTGGACTTGGATCTATTCTTCTACTGTTAGGAGCATTATGCTTGTATTGAAACTGAATGTATTGTCTCCCAAAACGTGCAACATAATTTGTAATTGCAGCAATTGTTGCTCCTTGTGACTCGTAAAAAATATCTTCGTTGGTTGCATAAAAAATTGTACCTGATGCGTACAGGGAAATATTTGTTAAGATATCTTCTTCTGTTTGATAAGCACTTACAATTTCTGTTTGATCTACTGGGTCATACTGTAAGAAATTATACTGATTAACTGTTTCTACAAAATACACATATTTGTTTTCTGCATTGACCGCGGGATCCACTAGGTCAACAAACAAATCAGGATCATCAGGCACTTCATCTAAGTTATCGTCGGGGAAAGTGATTTTGATTTTTCTGTTATCGTCAATGCCATCTGTACCAACAGCTCTGGACCAGATTCTATATGTTTGACTGTAAAACAATGCGTCACTTGAATCAGGTTGTGTGTTAGTTCTTAACACTTTGATACTGTCCACTAGAGTGGTTGCTGTTCTACTGTCGTACACTCTGACATCAGGATCAAAATAAAATCTAGTTTCTCTTTGACTCTCAAAAAAATAATGTAATCCTCTGCTGACAGTGGTGTATTCACCGTTGACAAAACTCAAACTCAAAAACCAACTATTGTCTAATCCGGTTCCGGATGTGCTGCCGGCGTTTGTTAAGCTAAATGTCCCTGACCCTAAATTTTGACTTTCGACGATTTGCCAACTCATTGAGGGTATGTCGTATCTTAGGCCAAAAGTTTTATAACTTAATATCTGTAATATGATGTTGTTGATCAAAGTTTCGGACCAATCGTTGGCAAATACCGGGATAATTTCGCCGATTATTGCTCCTGTGGGCACCACAATACTCAATGTAGCCGTTGCTGATAAACCTGGATTATCATATTCAATAATACTGGCCCAAATTGTAGTTCTCTGGTATTCTGTGGTAGGAGTTCCGGTTTGTAATTGATTTTGTGCATCAAAATATTTGCCAGCTGGAGCAACAAATTTTACCAAACTGCCTTGTACTAAAAATGTGTAGCTAGGACTATTAAACGTGCCAGTACTGCGACTATTTGAGTTGGTGAGCTGGGTCCATGTGGCCACAGTGGCCACTGTACCATTGCCTGTTCCGGCAGCAGTGGCAGTAAAAATTGTACCTACTGTATTTTCGCTTGCTCCAAAATTTGTAAATGTTGTAGAACCCACACTTATAATTTTATATACTGTTCCTGCTACCATACTAGTAGCTGTAATAGTAGCTCCTTGAGGACTATTTCTAGTGGCGGTATTGTAATATAAATGTCTAGTAGTGATGCTAGATATCAATGGTTTCAACGTGTTTCTTGCAATTGCATTTACTTCAATACTGCTTGTAAATTGGAAATTTTCTGTCTCTGAATAATCTTCTTTGTAAATTATTCCGTCTTGTGCAAAAATATTTGTACTTGAGTATTTTCCTGTAGCATCAATCACGTCAAGATACCTGCTTATACCAGAGCTGGTACGATTAACTGCTTTTAATTTTAAAATATTGTTAAAGGTTGTGTACGGCAAAACATTATAATCCTCGCCTGTTACCATGCGATTTTGAGTATAATACTGTTGTGGTGCTTTTGTTCTTATATCTTCAAGGCTCTCACGAGAAATAGCACTGGTTACGGTATACTGTAAGCTTGCTCGCACAGTCAGTGTTTCTGCTCGGCCTGTTCTGCCCACGTAAGGAATATTGATTGTTATGCCAGACATTTCGTCTGGTGTTACTTTATAAGTTAAATTATTGCTGACTCTATAATATATTCTAAAGTTGCCAACAGGAATATTTGTAAAGGATCCGTCGCCAAACACCAAATCAATTTGATCATTTGCTCTGCTGGCCACACTATAGAGGTTTCTATCTTCGGTGTTGTTATAGATAACATTGATTCCGTTTACCGCTGGCACTTGTGTCCAAACTTCGCTCAATGTTCCACTAGAAGTAACAGCATATAGCCACACGTCGGTGTTGTTAATGTTGTCAAAATTGATATTTACAACTCTATTTGGTAAACTTTCAGTAATTGCAAAATCAAGACTTTGCAATTCACCTTGTTTAAAGTAGAAAAAGTATCCTGTGTTGTTACTGGCGTTTCCTTGATTGTCGTTTCTATAAACAAAATTAAATGCGCCGCCGGGATTGGGAGTTGACTCGTAAATGTAATTCTGGCCGTTGCTGGTAGCACTCACAATTTCAAACGGATACGTGACTCCTGCTATTGAAGCTGTGTATGGATATGTGGGGGTAATTCCATTTATAATATCAACAGTATATTCGTCGGTTTTTACTCCACTTAAACTTTTAGTAGCACCAGGTTTGCCAACGGCTTGTGTTGCTACCAATGAAGCATTTAGAATTGCTGTAAATTGCTCTAGCCAGTTATCGTTGGTAGCATCATTCCAGTTTACAACGATATTGCTTAAATTGATTCCGGTGCTATCAAAGATAGTTTCAGATGTACTTACACTGTCAAATTTTAAAAAACCAGTTGCAGGAGTACTACGTTTTGGGTTATAACTAACTAATCTTGCTAGTTTTAAAATACTATCTCTACGTTCTGCCGTATCAATGAAATTTTCACGGGCATTTAAATCTGCCCTAAAAGCCAAACTTTGCCCTAAAAAAGCTATTAGATCAATTAGTGCAATGTATTCCGAACTTTCAGTAAAATCATTGAAATCTTCTGGATAATAAGTTCGTAAATATTCTATCATTGATTTACGCAAAGTTTCGTAATCAAAACTTTGAAAATCAGCTTCTCTGAAAGTTTGATAGATTTTGGTCCAATCTTGTTGGACTAGTAAATTGGTTTGTCTTGTAGTAATAGCCATATCAATACCTGTGTTCTAGTATTTATTGCAAAAATAATCTGGTACTTTTATGCTGCTACTACAGTATTGAGTTCTCTATTAAATTGAAAATTTATAATATCGCTATAATTGTCAGGCAAAACAGTAAGTTCTACTTGTACTTGTAAACCTATGTCAAGCTGATCAACTAACACATTATCTATTCTGATTCTAGGGTCGGAGTTTACAACTCGTTGTATATCGTCTACTACTAAAGCTTTTACATCAGCAGTCAGCGGTTCAAACATGATATTCCAAATAATGCTACCAAAATTGGAATTCATTAATTTTTCGCCTTTTCTGATAGCAAAATGATTTAATAAATCTCGTTTGATTAGTTCTAGATCAGTCAAACGAAATTTTTTTGTTTGATCAATCGTGCTAAAACCTTTATATCTGATAAGAGCCATAATTGTATTTATTCTGGTACGTCTGCGCCCAAATTGCGTATTGCATAACGTCCGGCATTAAAGTAAATATGTCCCGGTCTTCCTTGGCTGTCCACTGTTTGTCCAGTATTTCTCCAAACATTTGCTCGCGAAGCAATGGAATAATTTTCTAAATTTACCGAACCATCGGTATTATAAACATTTTTCTTCAGCTGGGGATTGCCCAGATCTTGATATTGGTAAGCCAAGGCCAACATACCGGCAACTGTTTCTTTGCTATCATTAGGTCTAATTGCACCTTGTTTAATCAATGCTTGATACTGATCTTGAAGAAAGCCGCCCATGATACTGTCTTGTACTTCTGTTGCAGCCAAGAAAATATCATTGGAATCCACTCCATCTTTTGTAGCCCATGTACCATCGGAGTTTTTATAACCGTATCTAGTTAGTAAGTAATTAGAATTTTGATATTTTCCCAATTTAAGCGGAAAAACATTAAATGTGATGTCTCCGCTGACAGTATGATTGCTGCCTAATAAAATTTGATTATTGGTTAAAAATGCTGTTCCGGTTCCTGAACCAACTGCGGTTGCCACAAACACATTTCCTATTACTACATTGGCTGCATCTGTATTCACTCCTATATTTGCAAAATCCGTGGTTCCTATACTGGTCACAGTGTAGGTAAATCCAGGAACAAAATTTCCAGCTGTAATGTTTCCGCCCGCTGATTTTTTAATAATCATGGTATTACTACCAAAAGACCCAGTGCTAGGCAACTGTACGTTAGCTACCATGCCCAATAGTATGTCACTGTGATCAGCATTGGTTATGGTAATTGCTGCTGTGTTGGCAAAAAATACATTTGCATTTATTGTTGAACGGAACGATCCTATTCTTGGAACGCCAATATTGATAGTGTTTGCATCAATATTACTTTCTAGATTACCAAGCTGTATTAAAACACATTTGGTTTCAAATTTGGTCAATGTCTCTATGTTGGGTTTAATTTTGTCTAGACTAAACCCACGTGGAGAATTTACCCCATCGAGCACTTGTCTGCCGGCGGGATTGACTACTATGTTGTTTGCTGCATTAACGATTCCTTGATTTGCCATTATTTTTTCCCTGGTGTTTGTGCTATTGGATCCACAACCTTACCGTTGTTCTTTTTAAGTTGGCCTGTTTGCCTGGTCCAGGGTTCGTGAGTGGGGGCGAATGGGGCAAGACTTTCAAATCTTGTTGTGACCGGTCTCCATAATTTTCTTTCATTATCGTAGGCAACATTACTTTGATGATAAAATTCCAACGGCTGATTGGTCAAAGGCGACTCTGGAGTCAAAGTGTTCAAGAAAATTTTTCTACCTTTTAACACCAAATCAGCTGCTGTTTTCCATCCTCCGGTTACTGATTGCATTAACAAACTGGTTCCGCTTTTTATTCCCACGTTGCCTGCATTAAGAGAAATATTTTTAGAGGCCGATAGTTGATAACTTTGGGTCTGATTCAAAAAATATTTTTCAGCAAACATCTTGATAGTGTTGCCGCTGTGCAGGTTAATATTGTTATCAGCATGAAAATTCAAATCCTGCTGTGACCTAATACTTACATTGCTGGCGCTAAAAATGTTTACACTACCATCTGGGGCAAGCTCTATCCACGCAGTTCCGCGACTGTTGCTTATGTACATCAAATCTTCAGTGTCATGCATTACTATTTGATGACCAGCACTGCTCCTTAATCGTAATAATCTATTTTGACCAAAAATATCTCCGTCATCTAGTACTAAAGAATGACCACCTTTTCTATTAGGAAATTGTTGCACTACTGCTATCGGAAGAGATTGATTATCTAATAATTGTTGTAAATTAGGAAAATCAGCGGTGTCGGGAGCGGTACGACCGGGACTACTGAGTCCTACCACTTGACTAGGTGTTTCACGTTGAGCACTTGATGTGATTGTACCACGCACAGGATCCTGATCTAATCCTTGATTGATCACAATGTTGGCCTGGTATATGTGTACTACTTTTGGAAGATTGTAAAAACTAGGACTTTTGTCAATGAGTGGATTCTCAGTTACTAGTTCTGATACCGGCAGGTAACTATCGCTGGTAATTCTGTTGGATCCAAAAAATTTGTCAGAATTAGTTTCTGCATAAGGAAAATCGCCAGGCGGTCTTGCTAATCCTGGCACCATGCTCATGGTCTGAATATTAGGAACACAAGCAAACCAATATCCCCTGGTAGGATCCCCCATTACAAATGTAATTAACACACGATTGTTAATGTCAGGTGGTACTGCCCAAAAGCCGTATGTCTGCTGCGATGTGCCAAAATTATCATTTTGACTATCTGGTGAGCCCGGCAATCCCAGTGTACTACCAAAAAATGGACTTGCATATCGTACCACATACCATTGATTGGGATCGTCCTCATCGCCACCAATGTCAGGAACCCACACTGCCACACGACCTTGTCTTGCCGGGTCAGCATTGTTTTTTATAATGCCAATGAACGGCCCAGGATCTAGTTTTACCCCAGAAGATTTTGATGTTCCGGCCCAGTCTGGTATTCTATTTGTACTTTGTTTATCACTGGCCATTATTGATTTGCTCCTGGATCTAGTCTAGGCGATCCAGTAGGCGCGACCCCGGCAGGGTTTCGAGCTATAGCACTACGTTTTGATTCGTCTAAACTTTCACTTTGTTTGGCACTTTGTGTTTCCGTTACTACACCAGTTTGAGTTGTTTTAGGTGCAGGCAATTTAATTTCTGGCAGACTGTCTGGCATTCTGATTAGATCCAGTGTTTGAGTAAACTGTCCTCTACTGAAGTCGTTATCCACTGTGAGAACTTTATATATGCCGCTGAATGTACCGTCGGTCATTCTACCATTTGTCAATCGATCTTGTTTATTGACTATGCCAATTTTATCATTGATATCTACTGAATTTTTAAATGTCAATTTCACATACACTTGCTGTGCGTCGAACAATATTTGCCCGTTTTCAGTAATAGGAGCTGCAGAATTATTCAACCTAGATCCCATCACTTTAGCATATTCAGCTGGGCTACCTGGATTAAAAAAGATATCATCTTGTTTAATAAAATCAGGATCTCCTATAATTTGTAATTTTATGTTTAATGCATCTCCACGTTGACTGGTATAAATGCTTTGCTTTAAATCATTGACCACTTGTTCATTGGGATTAGTTGAAGAATTTAATGAGGAGCTTTTTCTATTGGCACCAATAATTTGATAAGTGCTTGGCGGATTGGTTTGTTGGGCCTTGGCATTTACACTAAACTGATCTTCGTCAACATCTACTGCGTCGCTTGCTCTGTCTGTTCCTAATCTAGCCACTTGGGAAGCTTTAGTGGTCAATTGAGTGTAAAAAGTGCTATCAAAATCTACATCCAAACGCAAAATGTCTTGATTTTTTCCGGTATATAGGTAATTGTATTCTCTTACTACTGTGTCTGCGATATTTTGTGCTGTTGATTTTGGAAAATTTGGGTGATAAGCATTTGCACCGGTATATGGCAAAATGGTATACAATATAGTTTTACTGTAGGCGTTCCTTGCGGCATCAAAATCATTCAGTGCCACTGTGGGGACTATTTTGTACCATTTAAGTGCCGCTGCTTTTTTTGAATCCTTGGTTCTTTCGTTATTGTTGGTATAATTTTTTTCGGCCGTATCGTTATTGTTTGTTTTGCTAAGATTGTTCAATTGATTTTTAACATATTCACTTTTTCCCATAACCATGTCAATCACATCAATGATGCTGGTGCCAGCATTGATTGTGAATGATTGTTTTTTCTTAAACTGTGGGTCAGGCTTGCCAGCAGTCTGCCTAGGATCAATCATTGTGCCGTCACCGGCTTGAGCAGTTTCGTCAACAATAGGTGATTCAGCTATAATTTTGTCAGGTATATTAAACGCTATCTTTGTAGGAGGTAATTGACTTAACTTTTGTTCTTTTGAAACTTTGTCCATATAGCCGTTATAGCCAGCTGCTAGGCTTTTGCTGTTGTAAATATTAGCGTCTTTGAGTGCTTTCCTTTGACTGGCTATTTGTTCAGGGCTGGGTTTAGTATTTACAAAAATCTTAGTGTTTTCTTTTATCCATTTGTCTAATTCGCTTTCTAATCGTTCGTCAGAAATTGCTGCTTGCCCAGAAAAAAGTTTTGCGAGATCGTCGGTGCTGCTAAAAAACTCTCCTACTGTGCTGGCTTCAACACTCATAGCTACCGGCATGGCTGCATTTGTCAAACTAAACGCTGTATGATTATAAGGCATGGCATT